ATCACCTTTATTAGTATAAATCATAAGACCTGTTCTTCTTAATTTATCCACCATTGCTTGTGGCGAAGTTAGGTCAAATGTTGTTCTTAATGTTTTCCAAGTGATTACATCACCTCTTTCGAATGCATTAATTACTCTTTGTGTTTTTGATAGTTTCTTTCTACCCATATTATATTCTCCTGTTTTGAATATTAAAGTTTGTAACTAATTTTATGCCTCGTATAGTCATATCGGCAATTACGTTGTTGTAATTCTTAAAATTCTTTTCCATCATCATTCTCTTGTTTGTCAAAATGAAATATTACTTTCATAGTGCCAGGTTCATTGTCTTCTGAATATTCTATTTCGCAATCTGATAACTCATTATCAATTATTTTTAATAGTTCATGTTCAGTCATCTTTTTCCTCATCATCTTTATTAATTTTTTTGTTTCTTAATTCATGTAATGTGCCTTCTTTATCTTTCTCACTGTTATCTTGTAATTCTGTATCTGATTCAAATACAACTTCTTCATAATCTTCCATCTTTATATCTTCAGCCATCTCAACTAAATCAGCGAGAAGTGGCGCATCAAATCTCGAATAATATAAATCTACGCCATCCTCTGTCTGTGTTTCTTCTGGTGTCATTATATTGTCTACTAATCCTTGTATGACATGTGGTAGTTTCTCTTGTCTACTCATTACACCTTTAATTGATTCTGATAAAAATCCAATGTCTAAAATAAAACTTTCATCTGTAATATCATAACCATGTTCACTCAATGTATGAATTAACTGTACCATAATACCTTCAGTTATTGTATCTATTTTAACAAGTTTCTCTTGCATCTTTAGTGTAGTAGTATTATTCCTTTCTAATGCCTTACTGTACTGGTCTTTAATCCATTCACCATTATTTTCAACTGGTTCTTTACCCCAAGGCCCTACAACTACATTGTTTATTTTATCTTTCTCATCTGTCATGATATGATTTTGTTCTCAACTGGTACGATTGCACCTACATAATTTAAATAGTTATCTCTAATATCTGTTTTAGGTTCATTTACAGTAATAATATTTTCTTCTTTAATATTGAATTCTTCATTCTCTGCGAATGGAATAAAAGGTGAGAAGTATAATTTACTTTCTGCATTTTGACTAGGATTCTGTGCCATTGGAATTAATACGAATGGTTTTTTTATTGTAGTCATTGAAGCATTTGTAAATGTTACTTCTGCAACAACATCTTCACCTGTTGTCAATCTTAATAATTTTATATCTGCCATGTTATATTCCTCTGTGTTTTTTTCTATAATTCTTATCGTATTGATGTGGCCCGGCTATTGTAGCTAGTTTTCTTAACCACCTCTGTCTACCAGCAGATTTTGACAATCTATTCTTTTCACTTTTTTTAGTGTAATGTTGTCGTTCCCTTGCCTCATTTAAAACATCTGCACTAAGAACTTTCTTTTTAAAGATTCGTAATGCCTTAGTGATATCATCACCACGAACTGCTACAGATAATCCTGTTGATTTTTCTTCTAGTCGTTTCTTCGTAAACTTGTTTTTCTGTTCGTAACTACGAACTTGAAAGTTTTGTCTTGGTTTATCGTTCATATTTTATTTCCATTTACATCTTGATACAACTGGTCTGTCATTTTATATATGACTGCCAGTGCATCATACTTATCTTCTATCCCTAACATACTTAATGTTTCTAGATTCTTATCTAAGATTTTCAAAGCTCCATCTTCATCTATTTCACCACCAACTAATCTAGTTGCTGTGACTGATAGAATCGTGTCAGCCTCATCCATGTACATATCTTTTACAGAACTCATATTAAGCAGCCTCTAACATAGACATAGGAACACTATAAGAACGATTTCTCATTCTAACTATTGCTTTCTTTATATTGATTTTTGTGATTACACCTAACTCTCTTTTAGTCTTTTGTACAACATAGACTTCCATACCTACTTTAAGTGTGGATTTAGCATTCATTACTTTAACATCACGAATAAAATCACCTAAGTCATTTAACTCACTTAGATTCATACTCATTATTTCTTTTCTTAATTCCTTCATCATATCAGACCTCTCATGTCTTTTGTTTATCTTATGTAACCATTATAACAGGCTCAAACAACTATTGTCAAGCATTATTTTATCTTGCAAATTGAATCTTGTATTCAGCAGACTCTGTATATTCTCTATATTTCTTCTCATTCTTATCAAGCTTTTTTTGTAATTTAGCGATTTCTTTCTCTGATTCTTCTGTACTAATATCACCATTTCTTGCTAAATTCTCTGATTCCCAAATCGCACTCTTGAAATTATCCATTCTTCCTTCGAAGTATTTTTGTTTTGGATTCTTTTCATTCCACCAGTTACTCATTTTTAATCTCTCTCATCTCTTTGTTTATCTTATGTAACCATTATAACAGGCCATACATGCTTTGTCAAGCATTATTTTCTTAATGAGAATCATTCTTATCTTTGTTATATTCTTCTCTTTTTTAATCATGTACCCAGTATACTAGGCTCAACAACTAATGTCAAGGTTTATTTTAGGGGGGTATCTAAATGAGAATGATTCTTATTTAGGTTTGTAGATGGTGATTAATTCTTCTTTTCCTTTTACTTTGATTCTATCAACTTCTACAGATTCGATAGTTTTCAATTTTTCCATAGTATGGGATGAATAGAGAGTAGATACTATACCCCCATTTTCATTTTTGTAATTTCTTGTGGTTGCCTCTAGTCTAGCTGCCAGATTGACTGCATCTCCAATAACTGAATAATCGAACCTTGTGTCACTACCCATATTACCAACTATGCATGTGCCTGTATTAACACCAGAACCTATATTAATATCAGGTAGTCCTTTCTTTTTAAAATCTTCTTTTAGTCTTTCTGTTTCCTCTGCACATTCAATAGCAGTCTTGACTGCCATCTCGGCATGGTCTTCACAATCAAGTGGTGCATTCCAAAATGCCATAATACAATCTCCCATGTACTTATCAACTGTTCCACCATTATCTAAAACAATCTTAGTCATACGATTTAAGTAATCATTAATGACTTCAACTAATCCCTCTGGGTCATCTTTGTTTTTGTAGTATTCTGATATTGGCGTAAATCCTACAATGTCCATGAATAGAAAACTCATCTCTTTTCTAACACCACCTAGTTTTAATTTACTGGGGTCTTTCTGTAACTCGGCAACTTGTCTTGGGTCTAGGTAAGTTTCAAATTGTTTTCTTATTTGTTGTTTTAACTTAAACTCTAAAATGAATCTGTTAAATATACTGTGCATACCAACTATGGTAATGACAATTATTATCCAACTGATATCAGATAGTATTAAATGTTTATTGAAAAGATAACAAGCAACTACCAAACTAGCACCATACAATACTATCATACTTGTTCCAACAAACCAATATGGTGTAAATCTTGCAATCAATATAACTAAGATACCCAATAAAACTGATACAACTAATTCAACAAACAAACTTATGTCATAACGATTAATTTGTTTACCATCTAAAACAGTTTGTAATGTGGATGCAGATAATTCGTAATCATATTTTTCACCAACTGGTGTTGCAATAATACTACCCAAACCTTCAGCAGTAGTTCCAATAATTACACTACGACCTTCGAACTTTGAAAAATCACTTTCAGATGCAGATATGGTTTCAAACTCTTTGTTCCAATGTAACCACACTCTAGCATTTGGGTCTGTGTATATGATAGGATAACCTGGCACTCTTACTGCAATAATTCCACCTTCACCAGATTTGATTTGATAACTTGGAGCTCCTGTTGCAACTCTAATAACTTCTATTGCCATTGTAGGATAAGTTTTATCTTCTACTACATTAGATATTTGTCCATAACTTAATCCACCACTTATACCTAAGATTCTTTCTATCTTCATTATCAATGGTATTCTTCTCACGACACCATCTATCTCTGGTGCAGTATTAATTACTCCTACACCATCTGCACTCTCACCTAGTTTCTTAATCGGGCCCAACATACCTTCCCATTCAAAAAGATATGGAAAAGGATTTCCTACTCTTGCGACTCCTCTATCAACAGCATTTCTATCTACCCCTGATGTTCCAACTTGTGCAATGACTACTCCATTATTTTTAAGTACTTTTGCGAATGCATCATCACCACCGAGTCTATCTTCTTCTGAAAATAAAATAGGTATCATAATAATACCAACACCTGCTTGTCTTAAATCATTTATGATTTGTGCAAGTACATCTCTTTTCCAAGGCCATTGTCCATACTTCTCAATAGATTTTTCATCAATCGTGACAACACCAATGTCTTGTGATTTTTCTATCTGTTCTTGTTGTATGAGAATATCAAATGATTTGAGTCTTAGTATCTCTTTGACAAATGGGTCTTGTAAACCAATATAAGTTATAGCGATTAAAGTTATAAAGGCAAATGTCCAATGTGTTATAAATCTTTTCATTAGTTTTGTGTTACTGTTGCACTACAAGAAGAAGCTACACAATTTTGTTGTAGATGATAATTTTGGTCAGTAGAACTATCTTGTGTTAAATTTAGTGTTGATGTATTACCAGTCAAACCTATTGTGGCACTATGGTCACCTGTACCATCTTGTGTTACATTTACTGTGTGATTATCTGTTATGTTTAAATCTAAAAAGTGGTCA